GCCCAGCGATGCGCCGAACCGATCGATCACCACGCCGTCGCCAACCTGATATCCGGTCGCGCCGGTGATCGTCTCACTGGTGCGCGTGCTGACGGCCACCACCACGGCGCGCTCCGGAATAAGGCCCGCCAGCGTGACGCTTGCGCCGCTCAGATCGACGGCGACGGCCTCGGCGACGGCGAAGCCGAACGCCGCGCCGCCCGCCCGGCCAACAGCCGCGCCGCGCAGCCACCCATGGGCGGCGATGAAAACCGCGTCGCGGCCTTCGTCAAGGATGAACGCCCGCGCGCCGTCCGGCGGCGTGAAAAACGCCCACGCGGCCAGATGACGGCGCGCCAGCTTGCCGCCATGCCCGGCCCAAGCGCCGGTCGCGGCGGCGGGCACGGCGTAAAGCGCCAGCTCGGGCGGGTCCGGCGGCGGGTCCGTAAGGCTGGCCGAGGCCAGCACCGCCCCCGGCGCGCCAGCGCCGATCACGTCAAGCGCGCGGTTGAACGTCGCCTCTGGGCTGGCCGGGTTGCTGGCCATGGGCGTGAAGCCCCATGCTTCAATGGTCATCGCTTACCCGCCTTTAGCGCCCAGTCGCTCCCTCTTGGCGCGGCCTCATGCGTCTTGGTCACAAAGGCGTCAAACACCTTTTGCGCTGCGTTCAAGGCGTTCAGCGCACGCCGCTGGCGGCAATAAGCGGCGTCTTGCTCATCGCTTGCGCTTTGATATTCCGCCATCGCATCCTTAAGCGCACTCAACACTTGGTTCGGGCCCATTCCACACCTCACACCGTTACCACGGCGCGCGCCCAGCCGCCGGGGCCGAACGTCGCCGAAATCTGCGCCACCTCCACCATGAAGGACGCGCCCAGCGCATCGGCGGCGCGATCCGCCGCCGGATAGGTCCAGGCCGGGGCCGTAGCCTCGGCCTCGCGCACCGCCGCGCCGCCGCCTTCGGGGCGGATGCGCACCAGGTATCGCTCGGCCTCCTCGGCCAGCGGCGGCGTGCGCCACGGCTGGCCCGGCTCACGCGAACGGCGCAGCCACGCCACCAGCGCACCGCCGTCAGGCTGCGCCTCGGCGCGCACGGCATAGGGCGCGAAGGGCCGCAGCCCCACGCCCTGAAAGGCGTGCACGCGCTCCACCGCCAGATCGCCCGCCACGTCCGCGCCCACCGGGGCGGATCGCCACCACCACGCGCGGCCAATGTCCGCCGCCGTCATGGCGGGTTGCGCCACCGAAAGGCCAAGCGCCACCACGCGGGCGCCCGCGTCCGCGCCAAGCGCCGCCGCCGCCTCGGTTCCAAGTCGCCCGCGCAGCAGTTGGCGCAGCGTCCAGGTGCGCGGGCCGGTCAGCTCGGCGCGGGCGAATTGCAGCACTTCCCACACGCCCGGCGCGGCCTCCACCGCCAGCGCGTTCGCCCCGGCCAGAACGTCCGCCTCGGTCGCGGTCAGCAGCTCGCCCGCGAACAGGCGCACCACCGCCGGGCCGGGCGTCCAGCGATCCGCCGGGGCGGCGGCCAGCGGCGCGTCCAGGCGGCCCAGCGGCGTGCGCGCGCCCAGCGTCAGGCGCGGGGCGTATGGCCCCGATTGCTCGGGGGCGCGCCACACCGTCACGCCCAGCCACGGCTCGGCGTGCGCGGCGACATAGCCCGCCGCCGGGTCCGCCGCAGCGGAAAGCCGGGGCAGGTCCATGAACGCCACCAACGGCGGCGCGGCGGCGGCGTTGACCACGCGCACAGGCGGGCGATCCGGCCCCGTCAGGCCGCCGCGCAAGGCCACCTGATCGAAGCTGCGCGCCGTCACCTTGCGCGCCGCGCCGCGCGTGACGCTTTCCACCATGAAGGCGCGCGGGCGCTGGCCGGGGGCGGTGAACAGAAAAGGCCGCCCGGCCTCCAGATCGGCCCAGCTCGGCGGCGCGGTGAACTCCAGCCCTTCGCGGCTTTCGGTCACGTCGCGCAGCCATGCGCCTGCGATGGCGTCGGCGCGCTCAAGGTCCATGCCCAGGCCCAGCGACGCCTCGGCCAAGCCGTCCTCGGCGCCACTCTGGATCGTCGCGCGCGCCGCGCCGGTTTGCCAGTCCGCGCCGCTGTCAACAAACCTTATCACGGCTTCGCGCGGCGGGTCTTGAATGCTGGAGCGCGTCAACGTGTAGGGGCTGGCGTCGCCCGCCTCCACAAGATCGCCAGGCGTGACCGCGCCCCATGCTGGCGCGGCGGCGCGCGACTGAAACGCCAACTTGCCGAACGTCTCGAAGGCGTCCACGCGCAACGCGGCTTCCCATGGCGTCAGGAACTCGCGAAAGCTCATGGCGCGATCCGTCGCCACGCCGTCCACCTGCCCATGCGCCAGCGCAAGCTCCAGATCGGCGGGCGACACGCCATCGCGCGCCAGCCATGCGCGCAGCGTCTCGGCCAGCGGCGCGCGGCCAAGCCGCACCCAATGGCCTGCGCGATAGGCGGAATAATCCGCCCACAATGCGGCCCGGTCTGGATATTCCGGCCACGGTCGCGTGTCCGCCGTCCATACCGCCGTGCGCGCCGTGTCGATCATGCGCCCGCCATAGACGGCGGAAATCGGGTTGTGCGCCGGGTCTTCCCAATAGCCCAGCTTGGCCTCCAGAAAACGCCGTTGCATGAAATCATCGCGCCGCCCGTCGCTGAAATACGGCGCTGCGCTTTCCGACGATTTATCGTCAATGAAGACGTTCGGCTGGTTGGCGCCCTTGTCCACCGCGGGGCAGCCGACCTCGGTGAACCAGATCGGTTTCGACTGCGGAACCCATGCGGTGGCGGCGGCGTCGCGCACCCCGCCGGGGCGGTTGTGGTGCGGGTTGCTCCACCAGGCGCGAATATCCTTGTATCGGAAAACCCACGGCTCGGCGTGCGCGCCATCGGTGATCGGCGTTCGCGCCTGCGCGGCGCGATCCGCCGCGCTCGCATAGAACCACTCGAAGCCCTCGCCACCCTCGACATTGCCGCGCAGGTAATCCAGCGAATGGATCGAACCCGCCGCCGCGTCCAGATGCTCCACGCCGTCGCGCCAGTCGGCCAACGGCATGTAATCGTCTATGCCGACGAAATCGATGTTTTCATCAGCCCAAAGCGGGTCAAGATGAAAGAACACGTCGCCGGAACCGTCGCCCGGCTGATGGCCGAAATACTCGCTCCAATCCGCCGCATAGCCGATCTTTACGCCGGGGCCGAGGATGGCGCGCACCTCAGCCGCCAGCGCCCGCAGCCGCGCCACTGTCACATAAGCGCCGCCGCCGTCGCGCAACCACGTCAGGCCGCGCAGCTCGGAACCGATGCAGAAACCAGCCGCGCCGCCCGCCTGCGCCGCCAGCCGCGCCATGTGCAGAATGAAGCGGCGATACCCATTTGGCCGGTTGAAAAATGCCTCTACGTCCGCAGCGGCGGCGGCGGTTCCGTCGCCGGTGGAGGTGATCCGCCCGCGCCACGCAAACGCAGCCTGTTCCGGCGCGCCGTAGGGGTCTGGCAAGCCGTTGCCCGGCGCCACGTCCATTTGAATGAACGGATACCAGATCACGCCGAGGCCCTTGGCCTGAAGCGCGGCGGCGCCCTCCAGAATGGCGGCGTCCGCCGGGGTCGATCCGAACGCGGGCCGCCCGTCCACCAGCGAAACCGCCTGCGCCGCGCCGCGTGTGACGCCATCGACAACCCACGACAATGGCGACGTTTTCTTGTCGATGATCTCCACTTTCGGCAGAATTTCGCATTCGCCCGCGCGCAAATCGGTTCCAAACCACGTCAGCACCAGCGTTGCGGTTTCCAGGTTCTCGCACAGCTCGGTTATCTGGCGCGCCGCCACAGTGAAATCGGTTTCCGCCTCGGAACGGTTGCTGTTCTCGACGGTGGCGCGCACCACGTCGCCGCTGGCGTCCACCACCTCTTGACGAATGGGCGTGGTGGCCAGCCCCCATTCGTTGCCCGGAATAAGCGTAAGCCCCCTTATCATCGGCTCCATGTCGCCGACAGGATTGCACACCTCGACATGCACATTCGGCCAGCGGTCGCCATAGGGGCCGAGGGGCAGGCGCTCCACCATCATCAGCGCCACATCGCGATAAGCGGGCGTCGCGCCGATGCCCTCAAGCGCCTCAATGAACGCATCGGGCATTTGCGCAACGTCGCCGCGATAGAACCGCACGCCATGCTTTGCGGCGTCGAAGGGGCGCGCATCCGCCCACACACGACCGAAATGCAGGCGCGGGCCGCCTTCGCACAAGGCGAACAGGGCGTTGCCGAAATAGCTGAAGCTGGTGGCTTCTGCGCGCGGCGCTGGCGCGCCCTTGCCGCCGCTGCGCTGCGTGGTGGCGACTTCCTCCAGCGGCGTGCGCCATATCATCTTTGCGGGCAGGCGCGCCCAACCCGCCACCCATGGCAAATGTGCGCCCTCGGCGGGCAACGCCACGTCCAGCGACGAAAGGCGCGGCCCTTGCACGCGCTGGACGGGGCCGGGAAACAACGCGGCGTCGATCATGCCGCCAACGGCGTTTCCGATGGCGCCGCCGACAGCCGCGCCAATCGGCCCGCCGATGGCCGCGCCTGCGACGTTGCCGCCCACGGTCAACAGCAGTTGCGCCATGCGTGATCACTCCAGGGGAAAAGCCGCCGCCAGCGATATGCGCTGCGCAAGGCTGGATAGGTGCACCTCCACCACGCCCGCGCCCTCGACGGCGTGCACGATGGTGGCGGCGCTGGCCAGGATCGCCAGATGGTGCGGCGGCGCGCCGCGCGTCAGGCGCAGCGCCACCACGTCTCCCGGCTGGACGGCGGCGGGGTCCAGAATGGCGAACCCCGCCGAGGCGGCGACGGCGGCCAGATCGGTGATCCGCGCCCAATCCGCGCGCCATGGCGGGCGCTCGGGGCGGGGCTGGCCGCTCAGCTCGGCGGCCACGCCCTCGATAAGCCCGATACAGTCCGCGCCCGCGCCGCGCAGCGCCGCGCCGGTCACATATGGGGTTCCGATCCAGCCGCGCGCCAATGCGACGGCGTTGGATCGGCGCAGGGCGGCGGGGTTCACTTGTCGCGCGCAGGGGCCTGGGCGGGCATGTCGGCGCAATGCCGCCAGCCGAGGGAAAGCGGCGGCGCGGCGTCGCGCGGATCACCTTGCGGGCGCATGGTGCGGATTTCCGCCAGCAGCGCCTCCAGCAGCCCGATGGCGTGGGCCGCGCGGTCATGATCCGTGATCGGTCTGTTGTCGATCATGGCGGGGCGTCTCCTCATGATTGATCGCTGGCCACCGCATAGGCCAGCGCGGCGTCTTCGCGCGGCATATGCGGAAATCCGCGAAAGTTGATGACATTGGCGAAGCGGTCGCGACAGGTCGCTAGGCTCTTGTCACAGCCGGCCACGATGGCGAAGGCGTCGCCCGGCTGCGGCGTCTCATGCGGCGGGCGCCAAAGCTCGACCAATGCCGCCGCGCCGCTGGCGCGATGCGCGCGCACGTCCGCCCGCGCGTCGCCTGCGCCCGCGTTCGCGCCGGTGGTCCATGTCAGCACGCCGCGCGCAAACAGGCCCGCCGCGAACGCGCCGAGGCCGCTGGCGGTGATCGTGCGCCCGTCGCCGGAAACCGACGCCACCACGCCCGCGCCGGTGAACGGCGCAAGCGCCACGCCGCAGCGCGCATCGCCCAGCTCGGCGTCGCACGTCGCCAGCAGATGGCGGCCCCGCTTGCGGGTCAGCAGCGCCGCGCGGCTGCGCAGCTCGGCGGTGAAGCCGAGGCCGCCGCGCGACACTTCGCCGAGGTGATAGACGCCAACCAGCGCGCGCACCTCGGGGGCCGCCCAATTCACATCGAACACGCGCACCTCGGCGGCGTCATAGCGGCCCGCCGCCAGATCGGCCTCAGTGATCGCAGCGGATGAAAGCGCACCCGCAATGTCCAGATCGTCGGCGCCAAGGCCCAGCGCCTGCGCCGCCTCGGATGCGCCCAGGCCCTGCGCGGCGCGATAGGTCACGCCGTCGAACACGATATCGGCATCATGATCGGTGAAGCCGAACACCACGCCGTCACGCCGCTCCAGCCGCCAGCACGTCGCGCGCGTCGTGTCGCCGGTGGCAAGATGCGCCAACCACGGGGCAGGGGCGCTCATGGCGCCACCCGTGGCGCGGCGTCCAGCTCGGCGGCGCGATCCTCGGCGAGCGCGCGCGCCATCAGTAAAGCGCCAGAATGTTGGTTGCGGTGGTCCCGGTGGCCAGAACGCGCAGCACACGCAGGGGATGATACTGCGCCGCGCCGCTGATCACCACCGATGCGTTGCCGAACCGATCGATAATCGACACTGCGCCCTCCACGCCCACATACAGCGCGCGCGTCACTCCCATGGGAAGGTCGGCTACATCGTTCGGCGTGATCGCAATTATTTCCTCTCCGGAGCCATTTCCCCGCAAGATGATGTTTTGTTCGCGCTTTTCTTCTGGCGTCGCCATCGTAATTTCCTTTGTTAATACAAAGCGAGAATGCCGGTTGCGGTTGTTCCGGTGGCCAGCACGCGGCGGATGCGCAGAGGGTGATACTGGTTGTCGCCGCTCACCAGCTCGCGCGCTTGGCCGAGGTGATCGTGAAACATCACCACCCCGGCGCCGGTGACATAGAAGCTGCGCGCAGGCCCTTGGGGAAGGTCCGCCGCGTCGGATGGCGTGACCGGCTCCACACGCCCAGCCGGGCCGCTGGTTTCCGCCGAGGCCGCCACAATCGCCGACTGTATCGCCGCTGTAAGGTCCGCCATATCGGCGGTGATCGTGCTCATGGCGTTCAAATCCTCAATCAGCGGAACGTCCGCGATTTCACCCAGCGCGCGGCCCGTCTCCGTGTCAAACATCGCCGCGTCGATCAGCAGCGTATCGGTGTCGAACCGAGCTGGCGCATCGAACGCGAACCCGGCTGAAAGCGCGGCGCCGGGGGCGGGCGCGGCGTCGAACGTCACCACGCCGTTTGTGGGGTTCACGCTCCAGCCGCCGCCGATCTCGACGCCATCAACAGCGATGCGCACCGTTTCGGCCACCGGCTTGATGATTGATCGGCGCCATGTGCGGAACCCCGCCACACCGTAGCGTTTGCCAAGCTGAAACTGCGTCGCCGCGCCGTCGCCGTCGCCAAGCCACTGATCAAGCGCCGTCGGCGTTTTTTGCGGCTGGCACGATTTCCAGTCAGTCCAATCGCGCACGCGAAACCCGTGCATCCGCCCGGCGGCCATCTCGAAGAAATCCAGCACCGCGTGCAACTGATCCAGGCGGCGCACACCATAGGCCGCATTCCACGCGCGCCGCGATCCCGCCCAGCGCTGGTTGCGCTCCTCACGCCCGGAGGCCAGCGCAATAACCTCCGTGCGCCGCTGCGGCCCGCCGCTGAAGCCCAGCGACACGTCCACCGGCAATCGCACCTCAAAGAACGCCATGGGCCGCCCCGATCATGTGTTGCGCCCGCCGCGCCCCACGGCGCGCGCCAGCGTGGCGGCGACTTGGCCGCGCGACGCATGGAACGCCTCGGGGCTGGGCGTGCTGATGGTGACATTCACCACCGGCGCGCGCGCCCCGTCGCCTCGGGGCGTCACCGTCACGCGCTCGCCTTGCGTCGCCATGAACTGCACAAGATTGCGGTCGATCCCGCCGCGCCCGCCCACGGTGAAATCGGCGCCCTCGTTGAACTGCGGCAACTTGAACGCGCTGGCGCTGGCGGGCGTGAACCCGGCGGGGGCGTTGGTGACGCCACCGCTAAAGAACGAACTCGCGGCCCCGGCCAGCGCGCTGGCGGCGCTCGATGCAAGCGCGCTGATCCCCGCGCTGGCGAAGGAACCCGCCACATTCGCGCCGATGCTCAGCGCGCTGCGGCCCAGCGTCTTTAGGCTGAAATCGCCGGTGCGCACCATATCGTCAAAGGTGCTGGCCACTTGCGCGCCAAGATCATCGAACACGCCAGCGATGGTTTGCGCGGTATCCGTCGCGCTCGGGATGGCGCCGCTGGCCAGCCGGTCGAACTCGCCCAGCACGCCGTCCACCAGATCGGGCACGCTGGAATTTCCGACAACCTGAATATACAGCCAGTCGAACGCCTCGGCGATCTTGCCCACGGTCTTGTCAACATAGCCTAGCACGCGATCAAAGCCGCTGGTGATCACGCGCCACACTTGCGCGGCCATGTCGGAAACCGACGCCACCACGTCCGCCGCGAAACCATTTATCGCCTCCAGCACCTGCGCAACGCCGTCGCGCACCGCTTCATAGGCGGCGGTTATCTGCGGCCAGAACGCCACCAGCCCCGCCGCCAGCGCCGCCACGCCAGCCGCTGCGGCGACAAACGCGGCGGGCAAGGCGGCCAGCCCAAGCGCCAGCAAGCCCAGCACGCCAAGAACTGGGCCGATGGCGGCGGCGATGGCGGCCCCGGCCACGATGAACCGGCGCATGGGTTCCGGCATTTCCTGAAGCGCTGCGATCACGCCACGCAGGCCCGCGATGATCGGGGGCAGGAAATCGGCGATGATCGCGCCGAACTGTTCCTGAAGATCGCCCCACGCATTGCCAAGCGCGGTCAACTGGCCCGTCAGGGTCTGCGCGCTGGTGGCGGCCTGCCCGCCGTAGAACTGCGCGATTTCGTCCAGGATAAGCCCTTGCGCCTCGGCGACGCGCCCCGTCTCCACCAGGCTTTTGATCACGCTCTTTTGCTGTTCGCTGAACTGGATACCCGCTTTGCCCAGCGCCGAAATCCCCTTGACAGGATCGTTCAAGGATTTGCCTAGCTGGATCGTCTGGCCTTTAAGGTCGCTACCCAGCACCGCCGACAGATCAAGCGCCGCAATCTGCGCACGCTTGAAAATATCGCGCGAGACGTTGCCGAACGTCAGAAGCTGCGCCGTCACGTCCGCCAGTATCTTTTCATCGCCAACGGCGCTCAATTCCTGAAGCGCCGACGCCTCTTTGAAAAGCTGTTCGGCGCTGAACCCCGCCGCCGCGCCGGTCTGGCGGATCGCCTGCGCAACTTGCGCCTCGGCCTTTTCCTGTATCTGATACAGGCCGACCATGTTGCGCGCCGCCAGCGCAAGCGGCGCGGTGACAGCCGCCGACAGGCCCGCGCCGATATTGCGCATGGATTTGCCCGCACTGTTGATGCGGTCGCGCAACGTGCGCGCCGCGCCCTCGACGCCTTGCATGTTCTTGCGCACGGCGGCGAAGGCCGAGGCGGTATCATCCTTCGCGCCGATACGAAAGAACAGATCGCGCACGCTCATTTCATCCCCCTGCCCGGCCTCGCCTGCGCGTCCGCCTCACGGCGCATATCCCACCAGGCGCGCCACAGGCGCACCTCCTCGAATGTCAGGGCGTCAACCTCGGCCAGCGACTTCCCCAGGCGTTCGGCCAGCGCCATGAAGAATTGCAGATCGGCGTCGGCCCTCAGCCGTTTCCCACTTCGTCCGCGCTTTCGCCCGCGATGGCCTTGGCCAGCCGCCCGAGGATCACCGGGCGCACGTTGTCCAGCAGGAATTTCAGCCCTTCATCGGTGCGCGGCACAATCGGCGCGCCGCTTTCGTCTCGGGCGTGGTCACGCACCACCAGCGCCGAGGCTTTCAGATCGTCGCCCTTGGCGCAGTCGCGCATGATCCGGCGCAACGCCCCGGCGGTCGGAACGTCGAAAAAGATGGTCATGTCCAGCTCGGGCACATGCACCGACTGGCCATTGGCGGCGGCCAGGTCTTCCGCCGCCGCCTTCATGAACGCGGTGGTCATACGTCCGCCCCTTCCACCAGCGCGCCGCGCGACTGGAACGTGAAGGACAGCGCGACAAGCGCATCCTTGTCGGCGCCGCGCGTGCGCCCGTTGATGGTGCATTCGCCGGAAATCTTGGTTTTTCCGGCGCCGCGCCCCTCGGGATAGATCGCGATCACGCCTTCAGCGCCGCCGGTCACGGCGAGCTGGCCAGTGTCGGCCTTGTCCCACCAGGCGGCGACGTTGCCGCTCCAGTTGTTAAACATGGCGACGTTCACGCGGAACGCGGAACCCATAACGGTTCCATCGGTAGTGTCGATGTCCTCGGAAACCTCATAGGACGTGATTTGCCCAACTGCGGTTTCGGTTCCGGCGGCGGGCGTGAACGTCACCACGCCTTCGCGGCCCTTGTATAGCGCCATGGCGCAAGCTCCCTTAGATGCGCTCCAGATCGATGCGCACCAAGCCGGAACCGTCCGGCTCCAGCCCGCGCACCCTGTAGCTGATTGCGTTTATGGTCACGGCGTCGCCCTGCGCCGCCGCCTGCGGCATGTCGGCGGCGAACACCACCAGCGACGGCGCCACCGTGGCGACGCCGGGGCCGTCGCCCTGCGCGCGAACCGCGTGCGGCGCGGTGAAAACACCGGTGATCGGCTGCGGCTGGCCGCCCGCTGGCGTGTAGCTGGCAGCCAGCCCGAATGCGCCCGCGTCCATGATCGCGGCGCGCGTGGCCTCATCCTCCAGCATTGCGGGCGGCATCGTCAGGGCGCGCGGGCGCGGGCTTGGGGGGCGGCGGCGTCCGGTTCGGCGGCGCATCCTTGGCGCGGCCAATGGCCAGCGCCAGCCATTCGATCACGCGATACACCTTACCGACGAAAACATCATCGCGCGGCGTGGGCGTGATCGCCACCACCGCCGACGCAACAGCGACAACGGCGAATAGCGCATCAAGGATCGTCGGAACAAGATTGAACAAAGCGTCCAGCATGACGTTCTCCAGCGGTGGAACAGGGGCGCCCGCCCCATCACGGGGCGGGCGCGGCGGCGTCATGGCGACGGATCAGGGAATGTGAACGCCGCGCGCAAAGCTGGCGGCGTGGCGCACCGCGTTGTCAGTGTCCTGAAACGCCGTCACTCGCACGGCGCCCGAGGTGGACAGCGAATAGGGGTCCGCCATCAGGTCCAGACCGCTCCAGAAGCCTTGCACGAAATCGGCCCAGTTGCCGAACCACAGGTTGCCCGGAGCGATCTGCGTGGAAAGCTCGGCGCGCCATCCGGCCAGCGTGGCGCGGTCGATCATCATCATGGCGCTGTCGCCGGCCACCTTGGGCGTTGACATGAGATAGCCCGCCATCGCCGGGTTCATGACATAGGCCAGCGATCCCGCGTCGGCGTTCTCGATGGCGATTTGCGCCCAGCAGTCGATCACTTCCGCCCAAGTCGGCTTTCCCAGCGTCACGAAATCGACGCTTCCAACGCCCGCCGTGTCGGCCAGCCCGTCAGGCGCATCGGCGTCGGCGTCGCCCATGATCGCCGTCTTGTCGATGGCCAGCGCCAGAACCCGCGCCAGATCGCCCCTGATCAGGGCTTCAACCGAAAGCGAAGACTGCAACAGCAGCCGCCGCGAATAGGGCGTCCAGCCCGCAATGGTGTGCGGCGTCAGCGGCACTTGATCGACGGTGAACGCGGTGCTGGGGGGGGCGGTGTTTTCGCCAACCCAGCTTGCCGTCCCGCCGCCACTCTGGCGCGGAATGGCGACGTTACCCTGCAGGCCGTCCAGGCGGGTCGCGCCGAGGCGCGCCAGCACGCTGTTGGCGCGCAGCAGCTCGATAAACGATCCAGCCTGCAGATCGGTGGCGACAAGGTTTCCGCCCGCCGTGGGCGTCCCCACGGTCTGGTCGCGCTGGCCATAGACGTGGCCCGGCTCCAGCACGTCCGCCGGAACCGCGAAGCCTTTCCAGCCGCGTTTCGGCTGCGCCGCCTTGGTGGCGTCGGAAACCTCACGCTCGAAGGCTGCGGCGGCCTGCGCGGCGTGATCGCCGGGGTTCGCCATCGCGTGCAGCGCGCGGGCGAAGCTGAAGCGCCGCGCCTCGGCCTCGGCCATGCCGATGGCGCTGGCCGCGTTCATGCGCGCCGGGGCGTTGTCGCCCAGATGCTCCAGCACCACGCCGCGAAACTCGGCGATGGTGACGCCGCGCGCCTTGGCGCGCTCGCGCACCTCGGCGGCGATGTTGAACTGGGCGCCGATCTTGTCAATTTCTGCGCACCGCTCGCGCTCGGTCTTGCGGGCCTCGGCCAGCATGGCGTCCACGTCGCGGGCGGCGTCGCTGCGCGGCGCGGGGGCCGGGGTCGCGGCAGGCGCGGGGGTCGCGGCGGGCGCGGGCGTCGCCGCGCGCTGATCGTTGTTCTCGGGCATTGCGCCCTCCTCAATGTTGATGGTGATGAATGACAGGCCGTCCAGTCCGGTAGGATCGGAGCGGCCTATGCCTACGCTGGTGTCGGCTGGCGCCGCCACCAGGCTGATCTCGCGCGGGGTCCAGTGTGTCAGGCGAAACACGTCTTCGCCGTCCCGTTCGCCCACGCGCTGATACCGTTCGACGGAATAACGAACGCTGATGTTGCCTAACATCCCCGCCCGCACCTTTGCGAGCGCGTCCTGCGCTTCAGCGTGATCGCCGAACCGCGCCACCGCGCGGCCTTTTCCGTCCACGATGCTGGCGCTTTCAATCACGCCCAGCACCGAACCGATGCTGTTGTGATGATCGGCCAGCAGCGGGGCGCGCCCGGAATTGACCCACGCCAAATCCGCCTCACCCGGCTTGTGGCCAAGCACCTCCCAGCCAAAGACCCGCAAAACCGGTTCTTCGGATGAAAACGACAGCGTGACACGGTTTGCGTCCGCCTCGTCGCCCTCCATGCGCGCCAGCGCCGCCGTGACGCGCTGTTGGCTAGCAGGAACCCTGATTGTTCTTTTCGGCATGTCGCCCTCCTCAGCCCGCGCTTGGCGGCGCGTCAGTCTCCAGCGGCGCGGCGGCGTCCGCCTCCACCGCCGTGGGCAGGTGCAGCCCCGCCGCCGCAAGCGTGCGCATGTCGGCGGCGTAGCGGCTCACCAGCTCCTCGAAATCCTGCCCGCGCTCGGCGGCCAGATCGCTCGGCGCGGCCAGCTTGTTGCGCAACAGCGTTTCGGCGGTGGTGGCCTCCTCGCGCGGCGTGATCGATTGCCAGCCCCGCGCCCGCCACACCGCCGGGCGATACCGCTCAAGGCTCTCCAGCCGCAGCGGCGCCAGCGCCTCGTTCACCAGTGCGGCGTCCAGCCACCTGTTGAACACCCGGCCATGAAACGCGGCGCTGAACCACGCATGAAGCGCGCGCCATTCGTCTCTCTCCTCGGAAAGCCCGGCGCG